CCGCATGGCCGTCTCCCCGACGACGTCGATCTGCTCGTCGTAGCCGGTGCCGGCATCGGTCCCGTGCAGGCAGATGCGGCCCTGCAGGATCGCGCCGAGGCTCCGGCCCGTGACCGTCCACGACTCGGAGATCTCGCCCTCGTCGGTCATCTGCCCCTCGATGCTCTCGATGATGCCGACCAGGTGCTGTCCCCGCCGCGGCAGGGAGACATACCGACCCTCCCGGAGTTCCTCAGCCCCGGTCGCGTACCGGGAGATCACCGCCTGCCAGGACCCGGGCGCCCGCCACCGCCGCGTCCACTCGATCGCCTCGTAGGCGTCGATGACCGCCTTGAGCATCAGCGTCGACCCGGACCGCTCGTAGACCCGCAGCGGTTCCGGGGGAGCGTCCTCGGGCTCGAGCGCCGGCCCGATCTCCATCTGGAAGTATCCGGCCGCCGGGAGCGTGGTGCTGGTCCCGTCCGCCCAGAACAGCCGGACCTGGACGTTGTAGGTGCCCGGGTGCACGGTGTCCTCCGGGCCGAACGCACAGAGGAGGGTGCCGGCAGCAGCATCCTCGACCGTCAGCGGCTGCCGGATCTCCCATCTCGAGTACCGGGTGTGCCTGGCGTGCAGGGTGGCGGTCGCTCCGGCGAGGGGGAGCGGGTCCGCCCCTCGCGTTAGGGTCAGCCGGTAGGTCGGCCACGTCCCGGCCTGCTGGATTTCGATATCGACGGCCACCTCAGACCTCCTCAAACGTTATGTTGACGCCGCCGGTGACGTCCGGCACCGCATACGACCGCCCGGCAAGATAACCTCCAAGCCCGGCGATCGCTGCCACCCGATCCGCGGCGACGAGAATCCCCCGTTCTGCGTCGAGCGCAGCACCCGCTCCTTCGACGCCTGCGGCGCGGGATTGTAGGGTGCCGGGGCCGGAAAAGGGGGAGATGGTAAACCGCCTCATACCTCATCCTCAGGCCGGGGACGGGCATAGTTCTTCACGTATGCCCCATCCTTCCAGAGTTCGATGTCCGTCATGCTAGCGAGTCCTCAATGGTGAGGGAGTAGTAGCCGGTCGTCGGCAGGATCAGGACGGCGCCGTTGCCGAACGTCACGATGATCTCGGCCTTGCACCGGTCGCCCTGCAGGTAGTCTCCGACCTCCCGGCTAAACTGACACTTGCCCGCGGCCGCGTCGAGGATCTCCAGAGCCTCGTCGATCACGGTTGCCCCGGTGAACCGGGACCTCGCGACCAGCCGGACCGCCGCCCCGGCCAGGGGGAGGGGCTCGGCCGGGACGTCCGGGCGGTAGAGCGTGATCGGGTAGACGGGCAACGTCGAGCCGCGCTTAAATTGGATATCGGCGGTCATACCAGGTACACCCTCGAATGTGGCATTGACGCCACCGGAAACGTCCGGGAGGGCGTAGGATCTGCCCGCCTGGTAGCCTCCGGCAGCGGCGATTGCTGCAGGTCGGTCCGCGGCGACGAAAGGCGTCCGGGTGGAGACGAGCGTGCCTTCGCCGCCCGTCACCGCACTGGCTCGGGACTGCAGGGTGCCGGGGATGGAGAACCGGGACAGCCCGAACCGCCGGGCCCCGGGCACCAGGTATGCTGGAGCAGCGGCCAGGTATGCCTGTGCGTCCAGCAAGACCTCCAGGGGCGCCTCTACTGCGACGGTCCTGGGTGCCGCTGCAAACAAGCGTGTGGCGTCAACAGTAGCTTCGGCGATATCAACACTTACCTGCCGTACCTGAGTCCCGAGGCGTGAGAATCGAGACAGCCCGAATCGCCGCATCCCAGGAACCAGGTACGACGGAGCAGCGGCCAGGTATGCCTGTGCGTCCAGCAAGACCTCCAGGGGCGCCTCTACTGCGACGGTCCTGGGTGCCGCTGCAAACAAGCGTGTGGCGTCCAGAGATCCTCCAGCACATTCGACTGCAACCCCACAAGATTGCAATGTACCGGGCATGCCATAGCGAGACAGGCCAAACCGCCGCATCCCAGGAATGAGATACGACGGGTCTGCGGCACGGTACGCCGATGCGTCAACGGCCCCCGAACCCGGGGCCTCAACCTCAGCATGCCGGCTTGCGGCAACAAACGACCGGGTGGCGTCAACAGTAGCACGCTCGCCTGCAACCTCGACGGCGCGAGACTGCCGGGTGCCGAGAGTGGCAAACCCTGCGAGAGTGTACCGCCGCATGGCTTACACCCCTGCTGCCATCGCCCAGCCGAGGATCTCGTCCTCTACCGATGCTAGGTATGCTCTGCCGGTCTCCTTGAGCACCTGCCGGTTCCCCTGCCTCGTCAGGTAGTCCGGGGATGGTAGTGCCCACCAGATCACTTTCTCCCGGTATTCATACTCGATGCGCGTGCCCATCTCATCCTCGACCTCGACCTGCCGGATATCCCAGCGGCAGAGGAGCCGGACGGACCCGTTCTTGACTACATCGATACCGATCGCTGCCGGCTCGACGGTGCTTCTAACCAGTTTGGACATGATATGCCTCCTTTTTCAGATGCGTGTTCAACAGCGGTTCGCAGCGAGGAGTTCTCGTAGAGATACGTCCTCGCCAGGTTGTAGGCGTCACAATGTTTCAGCCAGCCATAGTATGCTCCTGTAGAGCCCAGCACCGCGGCCGGGTTCATTAATCTGTAGTTTTTCTCGATCTGCCGGACCTTCTTCTTGAATCGTCGGGCAGACGATGCCCGAAGCAGCGTGTGCGTCCGGAAACAGCGATACCCGAGAAAATCGACGCCACACCGATCGACTGGGAAGATGCTGGTCTTGCGGTTCAAGGTCAGCCCGAGCGGGTTCAGATACTCGGCGATCTCTACCTGGATCTCCTTCAACCGGGTGCGGTCGGCATGTAAGATCACGCCGTCGTCACAGTACCGGATGTAGTACTTCAGGCCGAGCGTCTCCTTGATCCAGTGATCGAACGGCGTCAGGTAGAGGTTCGAGAAGTACTGGCTCAGGTAATTCCCGATCGGCACCCCTCCGTCCGGTGTGCTGAAGATGACGTCGGCCAGGAGCCAGAGCATGCCCGGATCCTTCACAGTGCGGCACACGATCTCGTAGAGTTTCTCCGGCACAATCGAGGGGTAGAACTTCGAGATATCGAACTTCAGGCAGTATCGCGTGTTCTCCTGATCCCGCAGAAATTCCCGGAGCCGATACGAACCGGCGTGCAACCCCTTGCCCGGAATTGCCGAGTACAGATCGAAGATGAACTGCTTATCCCAGATCGGCTGCATCACCTGCATGACGGCATGGTGCACGATCCGATCCGGGTAATAGGGCAGTTTGTAGATGATCCGCTGCTTTGGCTCGTAGATCGTTTTCTGGGAGTAGGGCGCTGTCGTGAACGTGTGGTCGATAAGGTCCTGCTGTAACTGTAGCAGATACCGATCCGGGTCCGCGTCGACCATCTGCACCGCCTGGTAATGCGTCTTGCTCCTGCGGGCGTTCTGGTGCGCTCTCCGAAGGTTATCCAGAGCGACCACGGATGAGAACAGGTTGCCCCGGCGTTTCATGTCGACCACCGCAGCCCTGCCGACAGAGGAGAGCGTTCCACCGGACGGGTACTAACACTCCTCTGCGGACCGGTTGTGTGTTCGACCCTGCCGCCGAAGGCAGGATTCCGGCCTGTGCGCTGTTCAGGGCCACCCAGGCGGGACCTGAGCTCGAGGTGGGTGCCGATATTGCGATTGGAATTCGTCGGACCGTTATTGGCATTCCGATACCCGGGTCCTGCATTCCGTGCATTGTTCCAATTGCCCCCTGCTAGCAGGATTCCAGGGAAGCGCCCACAGTTTCGCGCACGAGCCAATACCATATAGGCCTCAATCCTCCTTCAAGTTAACGTATAATAACGGTTGATTTTCTGAACAGTTGCCAGGAACGGGATGTTCGCTGCATACTTCTGTAACTGGTCGGCGATGACCTGCGATCCCGTGAAGAAGACGTGCCGGACGCCGTCGAGTTCAAACTGGACGGTCGTATATCCTCCCTCCTTGAACTTGCTCTGCCCGGTCTTGAACCCGAGGATCAGGATCTCTTTGTTGAGCACGGCGTCGATGCTCATCTTCTCTCCGTCGAGGGGTTTCGCCTCCTGGGCAAACTCAGAAAATTTGGGGAACGTCGGATCACACCCCCTGTGGCGGCCGGAACTCGAGGCGGGCGCCGACAGTGCGATGGGAATACGTCGGACCGTTAGAGGCATTCCGATACCCGGGCCCCGCATTCCGCGCATGGCTCCAAGCGCCCCCTGCCCGCAGGATGTTCCCGTTCGCCGTACACGCGTACCAGTAATCCGCGAGATACGAGTTATCCGCACCCGTCGCAGCGGACGGGAGGAACGCGACCTCAGCCAGATCTGTGTGCAGCAGTCCCGAAATGT